CTTCGCTTGCAGCTTCATCAACTGACTTGGGGTGGCTTTTAAAAAACTCTGAAAACAAATCAGCATGCGCCTTAGCGCAAGGTTCACTTACAGGTTCAATGGTAAGGTTCCTGTCGCATTGTGCGCCTACCCCCGTCGCAGCGTTGCGACTTAACCCCCCCTTTTTTGCGCCTACCCCCCCGTCGCAATTTGCGCCTACCCTCTTGTGTCTAGATGATGATCCAAGCACTAAATCTAGATGAAGCTCGTACTGGTTTGCTCCACGTCCGCCGTCACCATCACCCCGATTATGGCGTGTCAAAAGCTTCAAATCTTCCAGAATTGTGAGGTGTCTGAATACCGTTGCACGGTCCATTTCGCATTCATCTGCAAGTCGTTTCGCAGACGGGTTACAGCGCCCCGTTTCCTTGTTGTGGAAGTCTGCAAGCTGGATCAAAACCACCTTAGAGGCGGGCTTGAGACCCTTGACATTAGCGGCCCATATGAGGGCTATGCCGCTCATTGCGCACCGCCAAACGCGCCATCAGGCAGCGGGGCGTATTTCACATGGCGGACGCTAGAAGCGTCAGTTTCCGAGGTTGTCAAGTCTGTCCAATGCGCCAATGTGTAGGGCTTAAAGCAATCAACGTCACCCCTTCTCACTGACACTAATTCGCTTGCTTCATGCCCCGCATCGATTAGCTTCCTAGCAAGCGCACCTATGGGGCCGTTTCGCTTTTTTACGACAAGATCACCGCACGTTGCGGTTTCACAGCCAGTCAATTGGATTTGAATGCTTGCAGACTCAGCGCAAGCGCTTATATTAGCCTCAACGGGCATAGCAGGACCTCCTTCTAAGGTTCTCTGGTCAAGAGCGGGAATTGGTGTTGACGCACCGCCCGCTCGCTTCATTTTCATAGCATGTTTCCCCTGTAAAACAAAGGGTTTAGCGGCATTCCAAAATAGCCAATTTCAGCTTGAACTCTGGCGTCGCAAAGCCCTTACTGTCCTCAAACACACGCACGCCGTTTAGCCGCCAATCCACATAGGAAAAGTCAGCGATGTAAACGCGATGCGACTTTCCGCTATCTGTCATTATCGGGCCGTCTGCACCGTTGAGGGGTATCCGAACTTGAAGCTGCAAATCGCTAATCTCGCCAGCCACTTCGAGCTGCTTTAACTGCTGATAGCGAGTGCATTCTTTCTTGCTGTGGAACTTGATCCCGTCATAGGTCACAGATTGAACGCCGTACTTGTGACGCTTCTTGGCCTTTGACTTGTATGCCTTGGCGGTAATGCGCTCAGTCATTGCAGCGATCCTCAAACACGCGCACGCCAAATGCCCTAGCCTGCTTAATCATATTGGCAGTGCCACGGCCCCCATCAAAAGCCAGCACAATGTCTGGCAACCCATCCTGGAGCATTTGCCTGTTACGAATAGGGCCAGCCGCCCGCCCATGCTTTTTCCAATCCGCCTTGAACTCGATAATCCTGACGCCATGGTTCTCTTTGGCCCATGCGGCACCAAGAGCGTCTGCCCCCGTAGCACCGCCATGAATCACTACATCAATCCCATGGAATTCGTGCATTTCAGTCAGGACGGACGAAACGTGACGGGCGTTTCCGTAATTCCTACCGCCGCAAATAAGTACGCGCTTTCCCATCAATCCCGCGCGCCCTCTAGGAGAGCCATGTGGGTTGCGCTATAAGCTGAGGACACCTTGCGGCTGCTGAAGCTTGAAGCCTTCGATCTTTTGAAAACCGAAAGGGGCGATATGAGACTTACAAATATGGCAGTGAGTTTCATGGCTCACGCGACCTCGCTAAACATGTCTGCACATGTGGCTTCCGCATCTTTTAGGTTCGCATTGGCCTGCGCGGCGTATTCAGGTTTCAACTCAAATCCGATGTAACGACGCATCATCTTGACTGCTTCATATCCAGTCGATCCGATGCCGTTAAATGGGTCCATGACAACATCGCCCGGGCGTGAGTAAAGACGCAAGCATCGCGAGATAGCATCGAGTTGTAGTGGGCAAACGTGCTTTTCGTCATTAACAGCCTTGACCCGGCGCAAGACGTTGCCTTGGTTGATATCCATCCAGACAGGTGATGCTAATTTCTGCCATTCCCAAACGTCAAATTTTGCATCCTTCATAAGTTGGCCCAAAGCCTTATCGTCTGGGATATCTTTACAAAGACCGTTACGGCGCAAATCTGCAAGCCAATCATTTGCAATTTTCAATGCAGTCTCTTTATCATCGGGGGCAGCGTGGCTAACAGGACGTGGGTTTTCACCATCCTTGCGAAAGAACAACATATAATCTGGCATTCCGACGCGGTTCATATGGCTGTCTTTGCGGATCGTCTTATAAAGTAACCCCAGCGCCTTAGTGCGCTGCATTTCGACTACTGGATCTTTCCAGATTGTTGCGCGTCCATGATAAATCAGCCCCGCGTCAGTATGTGCTTTTACAAGATCGCCAGAGAAATCCTGCAAACCAATAGCGCCATGTTTCCCTTTGCGCATCGGTAGATCAGTGCAGTGAACACAAGCAATGCTGCCCGAACGCATTACGCGGGTTAAGGCATTGGCAAAGAACTTATATTGATGGATGAACTCCTGGCCTTCACCAGCATTTCCAAGGTCGCGTTCGCTATCGGAGTAAACAAACAAGTCACCAAAAGGAGGCGAGAAAATAGTGCAGTCAACACTGCCTTCTGGCATCGCGTGCATTCCCTCAATGCAATCCGAATTGTGGATTGCCCAGCCTTCGCCTTGATATTCTGGATTTTTCATATTATGATTCCTTTGTTTTCAGCCAATTCGGAAACGCCAGATCAAGCGGGCGGTCATATATCACCTTGACGCTTGCTTGAGACTGGGCATTTCGCATCGCATCTGACATGCGACGTTTCATTTCTTCATGTTTTTCGGATTTAGTTTGAACAGTGCGCAAAACACTGCCCTCGGTATCTGCAACAACAATATCGTTGCGAACCTGCTCAGACTGACCAAAGCGATGAGATCGCCTTACCGCCTGATAGTGTTGCTCATATGAAAAGCTAATTGAGGCAAATATTGCGTGTGCGCAGTGCTGCCAGTTGACGCCAAATCCCGCCAATTTGGGCTTCGTTACAATCGCACGAAACTCCCCATCTGCAAACGCAAGCAAACGACGCTCTTTTTCCTCTGCTGTAAGCTTTCCAGAAACCTCAACAGCGCCTTCGATCATATCGGCAAGCATTGCGCTTTCATCATCGCGTTCGCACCATATAGTCACTGGATTATCGTGTCTCGCTAGCTCAGCAGCTTTTTCACACCGTTCATAAACAGTGCGTTTCTTTTCGGCGTGGAAGGACGTTGCAGACATTTCAGGAATACGAAACAAGTTTCCTTGATCTGGTTCATAAATATCTGCTTGGACGGTATGAACTTCGCGAATAATTTCAGGCAAGACATAACCACTATCATCGCCACCTAGATCACTGGGAAGTGTTGCGCATCTTGACCAACTCGCCACCCATCCCCAAAAGTCTTCAACTGCGTGACCCTTAAGACGCCAATCCTGAGAGGCTGTTGATGTGTCATTGATAAACCACTTTGAAAGCATTTCTTGCTGGCGCATGATGCCAAGGAATTCGGCGTGATTACCTAACTCCATGTGATCGTTTGGGCTTGGCGTTGCGGTTGCCGCAAGGCGATATTCGGTGTCGAAAAAATGATCTAACAACTTTTTACGCGTTTGACCCGCGAAAGATTTTAGAATTGAACTTTCGTCAAGAACAACACCACCAAAGCAAGACGCATCTAGCTTACTTAGGCGTTCATAGTTGGCAACCATAACGCCAGATCCGACCTCAGACTGTTCACGAATTTGGCGCGCGTCGATGTTGAATTTTTGACCTTCACGAACCATCTGGCCAGCGACCGCTAGAGGCGTGAGAATTAAAACAGGCTTACCAGTTTCCTCAGATACCTTTTGCGCCCAATCCAACTCGCAAAGGGACTTGCCAAGGCCAGTATCCAAAAACAGTGCGGAACGCCCTTTTTCCAAAGCATACTCGATGGATATCTTTTGGTGCAGCTTGCACTTATCAGAAGCGCTTGCGGCTATTTTTGCAATCTGAGAATTGACGCCTTTTTTTGCAGCGATGAAATCTCTATACTCATGAATGCTCATATCGTTTCCTTGTGAATAAGTTTCCCCGCCGCCTTGCGTTTCTTTGGTGTCCAGC